AAATTATTTTTTTTTATTTTATCGGATTTTGAACTGAAACGGAGGAGAGTGTATTGTTGGTTCAACTGAATTTAAGCTGGAACATCAGAAAAATTGATAATACTCTTATGAATGAAATTTGTTTGTATCCAGACCGCATTTGGATCTTCCATCGATTGGCGTTGACCTATTTCAATAATTCTTTTATAATTTGAAAGAAACTGAAAAGAATCATTCACTTCGCCTTGACCAACCCATGTTCTATATCTACAGCTTGCAGGTATTGTATAAGTTGCGCTGGGACCAGATAAATATATTAGAGTCACTTCCCAATAATTGCGATCTCTTTGTGAAGTATTAAGTATAAGAGCCTGTGACTTGCCTGATATAGTAACAGGAGAAGTTGTTAAATTGAATCTTTTTATAGGATATGCACTGGAAAAATCAGAAAAAACAACAGAATCAATCGTCGGGACGTCATGAGGTACGTCAGTAACATCAACAAGACCATTCTTGATAAGAAAATCCTTGTATACAGGTACAAGACGTTGCTCTATAATAGGTTTGGTGTTAACACGGCTGGCTTGGATGACTTGACCTTTACGTGTATAATACCTTTTATCATAACGACGAGTACGATGAGGATCAAACATAATAAAAAATGATTTTAGAACGAAATAGCGTAATTAAGTGTGACTGCGATATTCTTTACATATGCACCTTCGCCAAATGGAGGGACGGACATTACAAGAACTATACGATCACCTGAGTTAAGATTACGGGCAAGGCGAGTTTTCTTGACAAATGGTGCTGTTAGATCACTTGGCCATACGCCACACATGATAACATTTTGATTAGGTTCATAAAGAGATGCACATGCATCAGGATTTCCTATTGTGATTTGAGATGGATCAGTACCCTGTGGAACATAGACCAATGCAAAAAACATAGGTGCATGAGCGGCGGTGCCATCTTGAATCCATGGAGTACCTGTAAGAGAGAGTTCGAAGTTCTTACATTTACGGACACCTTGCTGGTCAATAGCACTAATAAGAGTTTCGCTCCAGTAATTTTTTTGCTGTGCGCTGTTGACAGTATATTGTCCTGCATAGTTATATGTTTCATTAGAATACTTAACTGTCTTAACACGACGAGTGTATCTACCAGAGCGAGTATAACGACGAGGCATTAAAAATTATGGTTTATTCGAAAAGCGCAGAAATGCTAGGATCAAGTTCCTTCATGTATAATGCAGGAGTAGGTAAAGAATGATTACTAGCCCTAGAACGAATGGCGGTGCAGAAACGGGCAGGTAGGATAAGAAAGCCTTCAAGTTCGCGGGTCTTGCATTGTTGTTCTGATCTGAGGGTGGGTCCTGCAAAGGAGACGTCATGGAATAAAACTGAATTCTCGTCAACGCGCTTAAAGACTGGAGCATCCTGCGGCATGACATCAGTTGGATCAGTTGCTTCGCGTTTATTAGACTGGAATTCTTGTTCGAGCATAGAGCGGAGAGTGACCGCGGGATCAGAACCTTGTTCGACTGATTGTATGAAGTTGTCTGTGATCTTGGTTTCGTAGGGATTTCCACTTGGATCGACAACCTGGGCTGTAGCTTGGTCGAAGCCATACTCACTGAAGTCTGGGCAGAAGTCACCGAATGGATCGAATAAATCGATGTCCTGAGACATAAATGAAGTGAGAAATAAACGATGAAAATTTCAATTTAAAATTTGGCCGGGCAATTAGTGAAGTGAAATTGAGACCGGCAGTTAACCATAATTGAATTTTCTGTGTCAAATTGCCAAGGTGAATTCATGGATCAAAATGAAAAGAGTACGTGCAAGACGTTGGTGTTTCACTATCAACAATTTTGCTTACGAAGAGGAAGAAGCCGTAAGGAACTTGGAAATAAATCCCGAAGTGGATGCTGTAATCGCCGAAGAAGAACACCTTGATGAAGGAACACCACATATCCAAGGATACTTAAGAACAAAAAGACAGATGGACATGAGTGTCATACAAAGATGGCTCGGAGGAAGAGCACACCTTGAAGTCGCTATGGGATCTGAAATAGATAACATCAAGTATTGTACAAAAGAGGACCAAGTAATCGTCGAGAAGTTAAATGACAAACTCACAAAGAAACTCAATTGCAAGGATAAGGACGAAGAAGCAAAAGAACTGATAGCTGACATGAGAAGCTTAAATGAATCAGAGTTCGAAGCAAAGTATCCTAGGTTCTATATGTACCACCAGGCGCTTTATAGACAGTTCAGACATGAAGCATTGGTAAAGCAACAAGAAACATGGGGTGGACAACTGAAACAAAAGAACCTGT